TGTGAGAGTACTACGCCCCAGCGGTTGGAGATGGCCAACAGCACTTAACCGACCTACCATGCCAAACTGTAACCGTCTATAGACAAACGTCCCGGAAACGCGGAATCGCCCCCTCATCAGCATACAATCGTTCCACATCGATCATACGCCGAATCCCTGAGGTACCCTCGCGCGTAGCCTCCACAGGGACCCAGTAGGACACTGCACGCAGTTCCTTCAGGGCCCTTGTCATGACCTTCACAAACCTGGTGGTACACCACTTGGCATCCGCCCGGGAGCAACCCGTGGCAATGACAAATGGTGCCGCCCTAGCCAAGCTGAACGATCTCCAAAGTTCGTCAGCAGGGATCCAGGGTTTCCCGTCTGTGTCCATGAACGCCCCCCCTCCCCAGAATTCCGGCTGCGGCGCGAACTCGCGCCTGTGCAGGAAACCTAGGGAAAGTGGGAAAACGAACTCACTGCGCCATTCGTCGTACTCATCTTTGAGAACCTCCCCGCCGCTAACCGCGGCTGAGGGAACCCAGGCCCGTCCGACTGTCTCCATGAACTCCAACTGAAACTGTGGCGATTGGCTTGCTAAGCCTCGCGCGCACCTCAGGTCAGAGATCGTAGAGGGGCCAGGGAAGCCCGCACCGCCGAGCCAACGGGGCCTCGTGGGGGCGACCCCCCAGGAAGACAGCTGAGACATTTCCTTTCGGAAGAGCTCGGCTACAACCCGTACGGCGGCGGGTCCGAAGACCTCGCCACCGCGCTCGACGGCACGTGCCACCTGGTCACCTAGCGCATACCGAGGGAGACCTTCGCGGTCGTCCCCCGATCCCATCAGTGCCCTAATGCTAATGGTACCATAGACCTTCCTCGTCTTCGTGTTGACGAGCTGCTCAGCGAGCAGACCCCAAGGACCAGCCACGGAGTAGTCCTTCCCGTGGGAGAGACGCCCTCCGGTACGCGCGACGACTTGCGTCATCCGCACGTCGCTCCTCTTGGAGTGAGTCACCAACAGGTCATCGCCGATGACCTGCGGCGAACCGGTGGATCCTGCGCGCACGCAGAGCCACTCGGTGTAGTAACACAGTAGCACCCATGTAGTACCCACTCCCATGAGCAGCCCCCTACATGTCCTCGTAACAGTTCCGTCCGGCTGAGTCAAATCAAAGGGCCCTACTGCCCTTCGAAGTAGTCTGGCCACCGAAGGTCCACATCTTGAGGAAGTAATCCATCCTTCCGCACCTGCCTGCATCATCCCCAGCGGGAGACGATCCGACGCCGAAGTCAAGTCCAGCGACCTTGTCCACTGGCCGTCCTTCCACGGCGCCTGAGCATCCCATTCGAGTGGGGCGTCGGGAAAACCCCGAAGGCCCCCTCTCCTGCCTGGAGTAAGTGCAGCGGAAGCCTTCAAGAGCGAGTTGACGCCTGTCAACAGGTACGCGAACGCACCTTCGATCGGAGTGACCGGTCGCGTCTTGAAGCCTCGCTCGGCTATCACTGTCAGGCGCGCCCGTGGGACTTCGTCCCACCTTATTGCGCGCCAGCACGCAAGTACTGAGAACAACCTCTCGCGAAGAAGCTCCCAATCCATGAGTGAATAGCCTTGCTCTCGGTCGAATAAGAAAAGAACATCACCAGCCTTCACTGCTTTCAAGAACCCTTGCCCTGCACGTGTCTGGCGCGCCGCATGCGACGCCCAGGTTGCCTTTGACACTGGATTTATCCCGTTGAGCAGATCAAGCGGAGAATGCTCGGCTAGATAGTTGAGATCAGAAAACTGCAACTCCTGTTCCCTAAAGAGGTCTGTCAAACGGCGGACTTCCCCGCTCGTACCACCATCTGACACTCGCTGGCTAAACGAGGCCGACGATGAGGGCATCCCGAAGGTGCCCGTGACAGGTTTAGTAGTCGCCTCCACATGTCTGCGGAAAGACGCCACATCCTTTTTAGTAGCCTCAAATGCGGAGGTCAAGACTTTCGCCGTGGCCCACGCACTATCGAGGCAAGCTGCCTGAGAGGGGCGCGGTAGAGATCGGGCCCATCGAGACAGTTGGAAGCGCGAGACGCGGATTTCGTCGCTGGTCCATCCCTCCGGCCACTCGGGTTCCTTCGCGGACCCATAGACGGAGCAGCCGGGGCGGACATCGGTAAGCGAGATTCCCCGAATTGCGGCGCAGAAGTTCTTCACGTAGGCGGCGGAACTCGCCAGGCCCCGCGTGAAGGCGATCCTTGAGAGTTTGATCGCCCACCAGTGTAGGAAACCATACAATTTTGAATCGGAGACGGCTCCCCTGACGGAGATCTGCGTTGCCGCGCAGAGCCCATCAAGGGCGGCGCACACAAACGTGTACGCCGTATTTGGACTTTTTGGGTAGTGGGTGAGCCGGAACTCACATGCTGCAGCTTTCACTCGCACCGCGAGAGAGGGAGGTGCAGCACCACTACGGGTCTTCAGGTTTCCACCAGGCGCCCGCCTGGCTTGCGATGTCTCGTTTTGTTTTGAGGAAACTTGGAATAAGACGACACGCTAGTTAGGCGGAGCCGAATGTGTGAGCAACTGATCCCAGCCCTTTTATTGTCCTTGGACGTGGAGGGGGGGGACGGATGCTCGATCGGTAGGAACCGACCCCAGCTG